TGTCGCTCTGTCTCGCCGAAGAAGACGAAGGATTCCGGCCACAACCGTCATGACTTGCCGCGATTAGAAACGGTCGTGACGGATTCGGTCGGGTCGCATGGGCTGTCAATTGTGGAATGGGCGCGCGAACATCTCGACGTAGAAATGATGCCCTGGCAGCGTCACGTTTTGGCGCAACAGTTTGCGTATCGACGCGACGGCCGCTACTGCAACCGCACGACGCTGATATCGACCGCGCGTCAACAGGGCAAGTCAGTGTGCATCGCTGCGTCGATTGGGTGGCTGATGACCGACTACGCGAAACAGCAAAAAAAGCCGTTCAAAATTGTGACGTTCGCGCACCGCCTGGACATGGCTGTCGCAATGTTTCAGGACCTGGCCCCTGTGCTTGAAAAAAAATTTGGCGCGACACCTACCTGGTCATATGGCCGCACCGAAGTCCGCCTGGGCAACGCGCGCTGGATTGTCAAAGCCGCACGGCCGGCAGCCCCACACGGACTTAGCGGCGTTGACGTCCTAATTGGTGACGAATTATGGGGCGTCGACACCGACACGCTGGACATCGGATTCATGCCGACACAACGCGCAGTTGACAACCCGCTAGCGATGTTCTATTCGACGGCCGGCACTGAAGAATCAGTGGCAATGCTGCGATGGCGCGAAGCCGCACTACGCGGCATCGACACAGGCGAACACGTCGGCATCTATTTGGCGGAATGGTCACCGCCGCCGGAACTGGACCCGCTAACCCCCGAAGCCTGGGCGTACGCCAACCCTGCGCTGGGCCACACGATACGCATGGAAGCCCTGGAAGCCGAATCGCACGCACCGAACCGCGCAGCATTCCTACGGTCATCAGTCAACTTGTGGACGCAGACAGATTCGTCCTGGCTGATGCCTGGACTGTTCCAGGAACTGCGCGCCAAATCACCGCCGCAACCTGGCGGCGTCCTGGCTGTCGAAGTCAGCATGGACGACGGCCGCTACTGCGGCGTACGCGTCAACGTCAACAGCGACGGCCAACTAACTGCGACCATCGGATTCATGGTCGACAGCATTGCCGCCTGTTGGGACGCCGTACAAAAACAGATAGACGCCAACCCTGGCGTCGTCCTGGCCATCACGCCGACGCTTGACGTGTCATGCCCGACGCAGCTGCAACGCCGCCGCATCATCGTCGGCTATCAGGAAATATGCCGATACACGGCAGTCGTCAAACAAATGCTGCAGGAACGCAGACTGTGGCACACCGGCGAAACAATGTTGGCGGAACACGTCGGCCGCGCTGTCGCCGTACGCACAACCGGCGCAATTGCGCTGTCATCGACGAAATCGCCAGGGCCGATAGAACTGGCACGCTGCCTAGTGTGGGCGGCCGGCATCGGGTCGCGTCCCGCACCGAACGTCAAACGGCCGGTCATTGGCATCGCAAGACAACAGCGCGTCGCCTAATATCTAAGTCATGGGATTATTCAGCCGCGCCGACAAACATGACGACGCTGTCGTCAAAGCCGCCGCAGGCGCAGCCGGCAACCCGCTGGTCGGCAACTTCATCAACTACACGACCGGCACGGACCGCACCATTGCGCTACGCAACCCGACCATCAGCCGCGCACGCGACCTAATCTGCGGAATGATTGGCTGCCTAGAAATTGAACAGTACGGCCGCGTGTGGAACGGCGACGAATACGAATACGTCGACCTGCCGCCGGACACCTGGTTCCAGAATCCCGACCCGAACGTGACGCGTAATTTCATCATGTCATTCACGGCCGACGACCTGATTTTTTACGGTCGCGCATTCTGGGTCGTCACCGCGCGCAACGCCGCAGGATTCCCCACAGGTTTTACCTGGATACCTGCAGCCGACGTCACGACATGGGACCAGGCAGGCCCACAATGGTGGGGGCCGTCATCGCAAATTTATTTTCAGGGCATTCAACTAAAGACCGACGACGTTGTGCAATTCCTGTCGCCGATTCCAGGGCTGCTGTTCACAGGTCAACGCGCCATCAACACAGCGTCACGCCTGGACATGGCAGCCGAACGATTCGCCACGATGGAAGTGCCGGCCGGATACTTGAAACAAACATCCGGCGAACCTATGTCCGGTCAGGAACTGGCCGACCTGGCAGCTGCATGGTCCGAAGCACGACAAACGTCGAGCGTCGCCGCGTTGAACGAATACGTCGAATGGCGCGAATCAAACATCGACCCCAGCAAATTGGAACTGGTCAGCGCACGCACCTACCAAGCGTTAGAACTGGCGCGCATCGCAAACATTCCGCCGTACCTGGTCGGCGCACCAACCGGCAGCGGCATGACATACCAAAACGCGCAACAGGCACGCCAGGACCTGTACCTGTTCGGCGCGAAACCTTACATCGACTGCATCGAACAAACCTTGTCGCTGAACAGTGTGACGCCGCGCGGCCGCTACATAAAACTAGATGTCGATTCCTACCTAATGGAAAACGACATATCTGGCCCTGTGGGCGCACTGCCCGCGCCTGCGGGGTCGGGTACGTCCGTGTCACCTGGGCAACCGATAGCGGATTGATATGCCGTATTACGTCACCGACGAAATGGAAGACTGCGCCGGCTGGGCAGTCATCACCGACACCGGCGAAATAGTCGGTTGCCACCTAGAAAAACAGGACGCCGTCGACCAAATGGTCGCCGTGTCAATTGACGAAGGCATTGAACCAGGCGGCGAAATCACCGAAGACGACGACGACATGAAATCCACCAAACCGACAACCGCGAACGCCTACGCTGGTCGCATGATTATTTTGACCGCAGGCAAAGTGCAGCTGCAGGCCGGCTACGGCATGGACGAAGAAGACGAAACAAAAAAGGCGGCCGCACCGCGCACCATTAGCGGCGTCGCAGTGCCGTACAACGTCGAAGCCACCGTCAGCGGCGGCGAACGCGTCAAATTCCTGCCAGGCAGCCTGCCCACCGAAGGCAAAGCCCCCCGACTGCTGGAATCGCACGACGCCAACCGCATCGTCGGCATCGTCACCGCACGCGAAGAAACCGCAGACGGAATGCGCTACACGGCCCGAATCAGCGCAACGAAAGCCGGCGACGACGTCATCGAACTCATCAAAGACGGCGCACTAGACGCAGTCAGCGTCGGCGTCGACCCTGTAGACGCACAGTACGACGACAACGGCGTCCTGGTCGTTAGCAAAGCCACCTGGCGCGAACTATCCATCGTCGCCGAACCTGCGTTCCCTAATGCCACCATTGACAGCATTGCTGCTGCTAAAGTCGAATCAACCGAAAGCGAGACAACAATGAACACCGAAGTCACCGCAACCGAAAAGCCTGCCGAAGCACCGAAGGCCCCGATTTGGGCCGAAGCAAAGCGCGTGCCTGGACGTCTGCCCAGCGCGAGCGAATGGATTTCTGCATTCGTGCGCGGCGGCGAACAGTTCGCTGCAGTAAATCGCATGATTGCCGAACATCAGGCGTATCACAACCCGCTTGAAGCCGCAGCCGGCGACCAGACAACTGGCGACCAGTTGGGCCTTTTGCCGATTCCGGTCGTCGGACCTGTGTACACGAACATCAACTACCTGCGCCCTGTCGTCACCGCCATCGGCGCACGCGCGATGCCGTTGGGCAGTGGCAAAGTGTTCATCAGGCCAGAAATCACGACGCACACCAGCGTTGCGCAACAGTCGTCGGAATTGTCGGGCCTTTCGTCGACGACGATGGTCGTCACCGACAACCAGGTGACGCGCTTGACGTTTGGCGGCACTGCACTTGTGTCCGAACAGTCGATTGACTGGACCGACCCGAACAGCGTCAACATTTTGCTGCAGGACATGGCCGGCCAGTACGCCGACGCAACCGACAATTACGCAGCCGACCAGTTGCGCAGCAATTCCACCGACCAGGGAACCTGGGCAGGTACGGCCGCGTCAATTCTTTCTGAGATTTACGCAGCGGCGCAGCTCATCGCGGCGAACACCAACGTGCTGCCGACGCACCTGTTCGTTGACCCAGAAATGTGGGCCAAACTGGGCGGACTTGTGGACGGCAGCAACCGCCCACTGTTCCCGACCGTCGGACCGTTCAACGCTGCCGGTCAGCAAAACGCCGCGACGTGGAACGGCAACCCGCTGGGCCTGACGATGGTCGTCGACAAAAACTTCACCGCAAAAACCGCCATCGTCGGTTGCGCGGCCGGTCAGTTTGCTGGATTCGAAATTTACGAAAACCAGCGCGGCATCATCGCCATCGACAAGCCAGAAGTGTTGGGACGCCAGATTTCATTCAGGGGCTATTTCGCCACCCTGATGATTGACGCCACGAAGTTCCGCCGCTTTACCTACGCCTAGTCGGACGGTTGCCTAATGGCGACCTACACAACAACGCACGCGCAAGTCAACGACAACGTCGGCGTCATTGCGACGCTTACTTCAACACCTATTGAAGTAGGCAACACGATTTCGCTGTCAGGTTTCGGCCTGGGGTCGCCGTTCAATGGCAGCGTCGTCGTCACCGCCATACCGCAATTTGAATTCATCGGCGTTGACGACGAAGGCGACTACGTCTACAACGACGCAGTGCGCATCCAAAACCAAATCGCGTTCGCGTTGACGACCGCCGACATCGTCCGATATCCAGTCACAGGCACAGTCACGTTCACACCGACTTGCACTTGGGTCAACAAAGCCGACGTCGAAGACTGGCTGGGATTTACCGTCACCGTGCCATCATCCGACAACGACCTGCTAACGATATGCGTCGCGGCCGGCAACCAGTTCGCCTGGCGACGCCGCCAGGAAGCCGGCTATTTTGACAGCCTGACGACAGTCCCCAGCGAAGACGTACGACTAGGCACGATTATTTACTGCGGATACCTGTTCAGGCAACGCGGCAGCGCAACCGAAAACTACGCCGCATACGACCCGCTAGCAACGTCGGGGCCGATAGGCGGGTCATTCATTGAAGTGCTGCGCCTGCTGGGCATCAACAGGCCGGCCATCGCATGAGCGACATTTTCAATGGCGGATTCGATGACCTGGTCGCCAAACTAGGCACTATCACCGGCCTGCCGGTCACCGTGTCGAGCGACCCGCGCAACATCAACCCGCCATGCGTCTACGTCGACGCGCCGACATTCCTGATGCACACGAACACCGTGCCGCAAATGGATTTCACCGTCAAAATATTGGGCGTCGGACCAGGCGACCGCCGCACCCTGGGCAAGCTGCTGCAACTGGCCGACCTGATACGCGCAGCCAACATCGGATTACTGGACGGACGCCCTACAGTCACCAGCCTGGGCGGTCAGGATTATGCGTCGTACGACCTGACGATACGCACTAAAGTCGTGTCATGACATATCGCGTGCTACGACCGTTCGCCGGCCACCAGGTCGGGGCCTTGACCGACCTGGTCGGCCACAACATCGAATACCTGACCGGCGCAGGATTCATCGAGCGCGCAGACGAAACGGATGACGCAAAACCCGAACAGAAATCTGCTAGAACTGTAAGCAAGAAACGGAAGGACTAAACACCATGTCGACGACTACCTACCTGTCAAACCCGCAATTCAACGTCGGCGCAGCCGTCGGCAGCAAAGTCGACCTGACCAACCAGTGCAAGTCCGCAGTGCTGACCCGCACCATCGAAGCCCTGGAATCCACCGCATTCGGTTCCACCGAACGCGTCTACACCGCCGGCCTGGGCAACCATCAACTGGTCGTCACCCTGCTGATGTCGTACCCTGCATCCGAAGCGTACGCAACGCTTGCGCCACTTGTCGGCACGCAGTGCTACGTCGACCTGAAGCCGACCAGCGCAACGACCAGCGCAACCAACCCGCTGATTTCGTTGACAAATACCTACCTGGAATCGTTGGACGTCGTCAACGCGAACCTGGGCGAACTGTCCGAAGTGCAAGTCACGTTCATCGGCGGAACTTACGCAGCTGCGACAGGAACCTGAAATCAAACACCATAGAAAGGGCAGGCTATGAAACTGCAACTAGAAGTCACGCACGCAGGCACGACACAACGATGCGAAACATCGCTGCAAGTCCTGGTCGAATGGGAACGCAAATACAAGAAACGCGCAGGCGACCTGGCCGCAGGTTTCGCGCTGGAAGACCTGGCATTCATGGCCTACGCCAGTTTGAAACGTGCCGGCCAAACGGTCGGCGATTTCGAATCGTGGCTGCAGAAACTGGACGACGTACAAGTGCTGGGCGGCGAAGACTCAAACCCTACGGTCGCGGCGGATACCGCCGCCAACTAGCGGAACTATTACTGCGAACAGGATTCTGGCCGGACGGCGTCGAATTCGATACGCGTGACCTGGCGACCGTCATGGACGTCGCCGAAAAACAATCTAGGCGACGCTGATGCCTGTCTATGCAAGTGTCGAAGTCGTCGGCCTGAAAGAAGCCCTGAAAGAACTAAACAGGTTCGACAAAAAATTGCGCCGCCAGATAACGCGCGACTACAAACAAATAACGCAACCGATAGAACAGGACGCGAAAGCCGAACTGAACCGCATCGGCGACAAACCGCCGCTGTCGGGCTGGGGTCGCGCATGGAACCCCGCCAAAAAACGCGCACCATTTGGCGGCCGCAAAATCAAAGACGCCTGGGCGAAAGTCGAAGCCGAAGAAAGACGCCAACAGGCCATCGCCACCGGCGGCGTGTTCCCCTGGGATACCGACGCAGCCAAACGAATGGTCAAAGCAAAAATCAACACGAAACAGCCGCGCGAATTCGCAGGCAAAATGCAGAACCTGCAAATCTTCACGCTGTCGTGGCTGGGCGCAGCAAACGAAGTGTTCGAAATGGCCGGCCGCGAATCATCAGGCAAAACTGAACAAGGCAAACAAATGATTCAAGCATTGAACGCACGCTGGGGTCAACCAGGGCGCGTGCTGTGGAAGGCGTACGACAAAAACCGTGACGTCGTCGACAAAGAAATGCGCGCATTAGTTGAACGCGTCATGGCGGCCGTCAACCGCACCGCCGTATTCAGCGAACGCGGCGAAGTAAGGTAGACGCATGGCTGTCACGATTCCATTCGTCACACAGTTCAACGGCAAAGGCATCCAGCGCGCCATCAAAGAATTCAAATCGCTAAACAGCAACATCGACCGCGCCAGATTCCTGACGCGCCGCCTGCTGATACCGGCCACAGTCGCCCTGACAGGCGTCACCGCCGTCCTGGGCAAACAACTGTTCGACGCAGCCAGGGCAGCTGCAGCCGACGAAACCGCACAAAAACTATTGGCGGCCGCCCTAGAAAAATCCACAGGCGCCACCGACGACCAAATCAAACGCACCGACCGCATGGTCGACCAGTTGCAGCGCGCGACCGGCGTCGCCGACGACGAACTGCGGCCGGCCCTGGCGAATCTGGCGCGCGCCACAGGCAACCTGACCGAAGCACAATCGCTGCTGCAATTGGCGTTGGACGTGTCGGCAGGCAGCGGCCTGTCACTGGAATCCGTACAACAAATTCTTATCAACGCCATGCTGGGCAATTACAAAGGCCTGAAACAGTTGGGCATCGAATTCGAATCGACAGGCGACAAGACAAAAGATTTCCAGACAATTACGCAACGACTGGCCGACCTGTTCGGCGGCGCAGCCAAAACCCGCGCCGAAGGATTCGAAGGAATGCTGCAACGCCTGCGCATCGCCTACGACGAAATAGTTGAACGCATCGGATACGCCGTACTGCCATACCTGCAACGATTCGCCGACTTCGTCCTGAAGGCAGTAGTACCGGCCGTTGAACAATTTATTACAAGCCTGCAAGCCAAACGCGGCCTGCGCGGCGCATTCGAAGACGGCATCGCCGCAGCCGGCCCATTCGGCGCAGCCCTGGTCAGGGTATTCGGACAAGTCACCGACGCAGCCCTGACGTTCGTCTACAACCTGATAGTCGCATACGAAACGTTCGCAGCCATCCAGACAGCCATCAAAGGCCTGGCAGGCGGCCTAAAAACCGCCGCGTTTGACTTCGCTAAAGTCCTGGGCGCAGCTGCCGCCGCGTATCAGGTCAGGCAACTGCGCGACGAATCAAATGCCTATTTCGCATCCCTGGCAGCAAATATGCCGACCCTGGAAGCATTCCACCGCACGGCCGCCGGCACACCTGAACCCCTGGGCCGGACCGCCGACCAACTAGAACGCATCGCACAACGAACAAAAGATGCCACCCCCGATTTGACCGGCCTGGGGACAGGCCTGGACAAAGTCGCCCAGGCCGCAGGCAAAGCCGCAGACGCGCTACGCGACCGCATGGCGCAAGCCCTGGACGACGCCAAAGACCGCCTACGCGACGCCCAGGACGCATTCAACGACTTCAAAGACGAAATCAAAACCGCAATCACAGGCGTCATCGACTTCGGCGACGCCGCACAAACCAGCGCAGAACGCGGCGGCGTCACATTCTTCGACGCCCTGCAGGAACAGGCCGACAAGGCTAAAGAATTCGGCAGCCT